TAAATTCATACGCGATGCAATAAATGAGAAACTACAAAGAGAAAAGCATATAATTTTAAAGCCTAAAAAAGAGTATTGTCCTTTTTAATTAACTATATTTGAATTATGAAAAAAATAATAATTATTATTTGCATTGCTATTGCTTGCATAAGTTGCGGAGCTTCTAAAAAGCACAAAGAAACTGAAAAAATAAAAGAAGTTGTAGAAAGCTCGGAAACTAAAAACACTACAAAGTCAGACAGTACGAAAACTGAAACAACTACAATTTCAAGCGGTTCTATCTCTTTAGATAACTTAATAAATACTTATTCTTTTGAGCCATTTGATAAAACACAACCTTTTTTTATTGGGGGTAAAGAATTTAAAAATGTAAAAGTGACTTCTAAAGAAGAAAAAACTAACTACAAAGAAGAATTTAATAGTCAAATTAAGCAATTAGAAGCACGTTATTTAAACGAATTAGATAATAACTACAAAGAGTACAGAAAAGAATTAGAAAGCCTTAAAACGATTAAAAACAAAGAAACAAAAGAGCCTTTTTGGTTGTATATTATAATAGCAATAGTAATTTTAATTATTTTATATTATATTTATAAAAAATTAGACTTTAAACTATGATACAACAAAATTCTAAATGGTTAATTCATAACGAGAAAATAACCAAATTAATTGAACAAGGCTATAATAATACAGAAGTAGCGAAAATATGCTTAAACACCTCCGAAAGTGCAAAACAAAGTAAAGAAGTAGACAGATTAAGAACCTACGTTAAAAGGTTTAGAAATAGAGGAATTAAAAACGCTTCTAATAATTTAGAAGTAAACCAAGAAAATGTAAAACACCTTTGGCTAAAAGATAAAAATTCAAGTCTATTTGTTAAAAACCCAGACTACAAAGAGAAACAAGAAAAAACCTTTGAAGATTTAAGCAAAGTATTAATTGAAGATTTAAAAAATTATTCTCCAAACTTTGTGAAACTTGAAAGAGTAAAAGACAAAGAAAGTTATTTATTAGTTATTGACCCCGCAGATATACACATAGGAAAACTTTGTAGTGCTTTTGAAGTCGGAGAAAGTTATAATAATCAAATAGCAGTTAAAAGGGTTTTAGAGGGCGTAAAAGGAATATTAGACAAAGCACGAGGCTATAACATAGATTGTATTTTATTTATTGGAGGGAATGATATTTTACATATTGACAATCCAAGAAGAACCACAACAAGCGGAACTCCACAAGATACAGATGGAATGTGGCACTCAAATTTTTTAATAGCTAAACAATTATACATTGACTGTATAGAATTGCTTTTAAGCGTTGCAGATGTTCATTTTACTTTTAACCCAAGTAACCACGATTATACAAATGGTTATTTTTTAGCAAATGTAATTGAAACTTATTTTAGGAATTGCGAAAATATTAGTTTTGATTGCTCAATTACACATCGTAAAGCGTTCCAGTACTTTAATAATCTTATCGGAACAACTCACGGGGATGGTGCAAAAGCTGAATTATTACCCTTATTAATGGCTACGGAACACCCAATAGCGTGGAGTAAAACAAAACATAGATACGTTTATACACATCACGTACACCATAAAACAAGCAAAGATTATGTTGGTTTAACTGTTGAAAGTTTAAGAAGTCCAAGTGGTACAGACAGTTGGCACCATATCAAAGGTTTTGAACACGCACCCAAAGCAGTAGAAGGTTTTATCCATTGCAAAAAAAATGGTCAAGTAGCAAGGTTAACTCATATTTTTTAATTATATTTGTCAAGATTTGTTTTCATAGTTATTTTTTAAGTTAGTTAAAAAAAGCCACTCATTAAGTTGAGTGGCTTTTTTGTTATTCTTTTGCATCTGTTTTAACTTTTATTACATCTCGTATAATACAACATCGTTCATATAGTTCTGCTTCTACAAAGGCTTCTAAAGTACATTCTAAATCCTCAATCGTTCCAAGCATACACCAACCCCAAAAATCTTCATCTCTTTTATAATAAGCGTTTAAATTTAAAGGTTGTATTAAATCTAAATAAGCATCTGTAACATTTTTCATTTTGTAACAATTTAAGATTAAATTTGTTAATTACCAACGTGCTTTAGTATTCCTGATGTCATAGTGTACGAAGTTAGGATATACTCCTATTCCGCCTTGCTTCATTTTACCCTCCTTAATTAGTTTTTCAATTATGCTTGCTAATTCTTTTGGCTTCATTCCTTTTACTTGCAAGTCACTTGCTTTGCCTTTTAAGTGTTGACTATTTGAAACGCCCCCAATACGCTTGTTATACTTTGGCGACCTATAACCGCTTGTGATAAATATAGATTTTTTTATGTAATCTCGCAATACTTGTAAGTTTTGTGCAAGCTCTATAACATTTGGTAATATATCGTTAGGTATGTATGTACCATCTTTACAATCAAACTCGTGTAAACTAAAATTTTCTGTTAACTTTGCCATAATTTAATCTTTTAACTCGTTTAAATCCTTTTTAAATCCTTTAGCTTTCGCAATCAAACCTTTTAATATACTTAAAAATGGTCTATTCCCTATCTTTTGGCTCGTTTCGTCTATACTTTTAACTTCAATAGAAATCCAAACAACGCATAAAACTTTAGATAATAGTAATTTTATATCCATTACCGAACCATCAAAAATATAAATATCAATTAAATAAGCAAATATAATTGAACCCATATAAAAGAACGACTTAACTGCTAAATTAAAAAACTTTGTAGAAGTTAAGCTTTTAATTCCTTTTAATTTTACAGCTCCGTAAATACCAAAAACAGTATCAAAAGCAACCGCAAACGAAATAAGATAAAACAAACCATGTAAAGGACTTAAAAAAGTAATAACTGTTAGTAGCATTATAAGTATCTCTTTGCAAAATTTAGACGTATAGTATAAAAAACATTCTTTTAATTGTGTACTCATTTTAATAATTATATGTAATTGATTTTCTGCAATGGTTTTTATTATTAATAGCCTTTAAAATTGGTAACTGATACAAATCCTCTGGAACTGCTTTAAAGTAGGTACACATTATCTTGTGTCTTGCAATGTTTATAAACGTAAATCGTGTTAAAAAGTACCTCCAATTAATTAAGGTTAATTTGTAGTCTAAAACTATCATTATATCCAACATTTCTCTGTCTACTTTATACGAAACAAATCCCATTGAGTTACGCCAATCGTGAATAAATGCAGCTACTTCAAATAATGAAGCTGAACGCTCTTTTACAAAAGTTGCCCCATCGTAACTGAATTTCCCTGCTTCAAAATCCCTAATTGCTTTTTGAAGTAAAATGCGTACATAGTGCATTGGGTGTAAATGCGCTACCTCTTGAAGCATAAACCCTTTTCCTTGTTGCCATTCTAATAATGGAACTTTATAAATGTATCTTGATTTTATCATACTAATTCGTCTAAAATTCCTTGTAAAACTGTTGTTGTTCCTCCAGATTGTGTTGTAACCTCACTTGATAAAGTTCCTCTTACCAATGCTGATTCGTGATTTATTACGGCATCATTTAAAATAACTTCAAATGCATCTTTATTACCAACTGCTATATAATTGTTGATTTCTTCTTTAAAAAAAGCATACAGAAACTGAAACAACTGCTCTTGTTGACTTTTAAAATAAGTAAGGATTCTATCTCTTTGCACTTTACGAATGTTCTCTTTATCATCAGAAGAAAGCTCAACACGCTTTACCCAACTATCCACAACACGCTCTGCTTTGTCGTAAATTTTAATTGTTTTTACAACTCCATCTAAATAGGTTGCATCATCTTCAAACCAAAACTTTGTTTCAATACTCCAAATTAAAACAGCATCTTTTACATATTTTTTTACACCTTTTAATCCTTTGTCTGAAATAGGTTCAAGGCGTTTTATTTCTTCTAAATTATCTAACTGAATTAGTTTATAGTTCATTCCAACTAATTCTGGATAAGCTTCAAACAAAGCAATTTTAGAATTTTCAATTTCTGCAATTTCTTCTGATGTAATACTTTCGTAATATTCAGAGCCATTCCATTTTGGTAAATGAAAATTACCTGTGTATTCGGGTGCTAAAATCCACCCTTCAACATCATTATTATCAATGAAATTCTGAGAATAAGTCCTTGTCGGTTCGCCGCTTATAATTCTTGTATAGTTCATATTAAATCTCTTCTAACATTAAATGTTCTGAATAAAATATCTGACCAGATGTTTCCTTTTTCATAAAAATATGCAACCATTCACCCT